GAACTGCAACTGGTACAACATCTTCTTCTGTAACAGCAACAACTGTTCCAGCAACTATGTCTGCACCAACAGCAACAGCTGGAGTTAATCAGAATTCTATTGCATTTACAGCTCCAGCTAATGGTGGTAAGGCTATTACTGGTTATACCGTAAATGGTAGCGATGGAACTTCAGGAACAGGATCTGTATCTCCAATTGTTATTGCTGATACAGCTGGAACATCTCAAACATATACAGTTAGAGCAACCAATGCCAATGGAGCAGGAATTGTTTCTGCAGCCTCAAACTCAGTAACAACACTATCTCCGTTCTTTCCTCCATTCTTCCCGTTCTTCCCACCGTTTTTCCCATTCTTTCCGTTCTTTCCTAGCTTTGGACCGTTCTTTCCATACTTCCCATCATTTGGTCCATTCTTCCCATACTTCTGCCCATCATGCCCTGGAGGTTGTGGATCAGGATTCTATTGCAATTGTGGTACTTGCGGATTCTAGTGGTATAATAAAAAGACATTAATTTAAAAGGGGTGAAAAAATTAATACTTATGCTCTTGCAGTAAATTTAGAAGACAACCTATTTGAAATTTTTCATTTAATAAATGCTGAAGAAAATTCAGAAATGGACTTAAGGTATAAAGAAAGTACAAAAAAGGAAACCAAGGTAGTTTCTCTGATACCTGATCAAAAATTTAATTTAGGTGCTTCTTGGAATGGACAAGACTTTATCCTTAATAATGAAAAAGATCCTATACATTTTGACCAAAATGCTGACACATATGTATTTTTATCAGAAAACATTGTTTTTGGAATGTTTAAAATAATTCATGAGCATCCATTTGTTGAAAAATATAGAGCAGCCATAGAAAGTGATGTAATTGTTATTAATGTTTCTGATTATACTGATGCTGATTTAGGTGATCTATGGAATGGAAAAGAAGTTTATAGTGTAGAAGGGTTTAAAAAGTAGTATGTCAAAATGGAATGAATGGAAAAATAATTTAGGAGATGCAAGACCGTGGCATTTGTTAGATCCAAACAGACAGATTAAAGATAAGTCTATTATTGAAAAAAGAATGGATTTATGTAATGGTTGTGAGTTTTTAATAAAAGCAACAAAGCAGTGTGAAAAGTGTGGCTGTTTTATGACAGCAAAAACACGACTTGCTAATGCAGAGTGCCCAATTGGAAAATGGGAAAGAGTAGACTAGCAATACTAATTTTTGTATCTATGCTATAATTATGTGGTAATAAGTTTTATAATATTTTTGGGGGTATTTATAAATGTATAAAGAAGAAGAAAATCCTTGGTTTACTAAGGATAGATCAGAGTCATTATCAAATAGAGTACATAGAGTACTAGATAATAAAAATGTTTCTAATCCAGCTATTGGATTAAATATTTATGAAAATGCTATAAGTCCAGAAGAAATAAATTTAGTTATTAATACTTTAGAAAGTAGCTTGTCTGATGGCTCGCCGTATTCTTGGCAAGAAGCTCAAGTTACTAATTCTAACAAGCCAATAAAGGCAGCAAGAGATTGCTCTGATTTTAAATTTAATAGTAAAACTCTAGGGCCAAAAAACGAAAGCAATGCTGGCCTAATTGATATATATGAAAAAATGGAAGACATAGTAAAAAAATGTGTTAATGATTATGCTATGTATTGGGGATTTAATGTTGTTTATTACGAGGTATTTAATTTTGTAAAATATGAAGGTGAAGGCAAAGAGTTTAAAATACATGCAGACCATGGCCCACACTACAACACAACTGTATCTATCGTTGCTTATCTAAATGACGATTATGAAGGTGGAGAGTTATACTTTCCAAGGTTAGACAATCTAACATATAAACCAAAAGCTGGAGACATTGCAGTATTTCCATCAAACTACATCTATGAACATGCATCTCTTCCAGTAAAGTCTGGTACAAAATATTGCATAGTAATTATGTCAGATATTAATCTTTTAGGTCATCCAACATATAAATAAAATTAAGTTAAGGGGAAAATAATGAATACAAACGAAAATACAGAAGTTTCTTGGAGTAGCTGTGAAGAAATAGCTCCAGGAATTATAGTTTATCACGATGTTCTTAAAGAAGATTTAGATATTATAAATAGGCTAGAATCAGTTTTGGGTAGAGAAAGAACTAATTATAGATGGCAACCAGCATATGTTGGGTATAAGCAAAGAATGCCAGAGTATAGAGACTGTGTAGACTTTAAATTTAAGAAAACAGATATACAAAATGATTTGTCTCCAGATTCACTAAAACTTCAGGAAATCTGGCAAGACTGCTTTGATAGACAAAAACTAGCAGTAGAAGACTATTCTAGAAAATTTAATATAAATAATTTAAGATATTGGGAAGCTTTTAATTTTATTAAATATGAAGCAGGACATCACTTTATGGAACACCATGATCATGGTTTTTCTTATAACTGCACACTATCTTTAGTTGCATATTTAAATGATAATTTTGAAGGTGGAGAGCTATTTTTTAGGCTGCAAGGAATCAATTATGTTCCAAAAGCAGGAGATGTTATTCTATTTCCATCAAACTTTATGTATCCACACCAAGCAAAGGTAGTACATTCTGGAATTAAATATTCTTTAGTTACTATGCTTGATTATAGTGACAAATATCATAAACCAGAATTTTACCAAGAAACTGGATCTTGATGGCAATCATTAGATGCTATAAAAAAAATCCAGATGGGTTAATGATAGCACCAATGTCTATTAAAAGAGATTGGATGGATGAAACACCTCAAGGACATGCTTATAGGTGTCATCCAGTAACTTCTGCTAATGTTATTGGATGGTACATATATTCTCAAAAAGACATTAAGTTTATATGGAATGGAATTAATGATACTAGTGGAAATAATGTAACTATCTTAGAAGGCAACAATGATACTTATACTGGCAGGGGGCAGTCAACAGTAAGTTTCAATACTGGTTTTATGTTAAGAACTGATGAAAATATGAGTGTGTTAACAATTACTCCCCCAAACTATTTTAACAATGACTTTGAAGTTGTTTCATCTTTAATTTCAACTTCTTTTTTAAATACAGATTTTCCTTTAGCAATTAAATGCAAAACTCCAAATAAAGAAATAACTATAAAAGCTGGAACTCCAATAGCAACAATAATTCCAATTTCTATTACATCGCTTAAGGATGAGTCAGTTGAGATATTAAATTTTGAGTTTACTGAAGAATACCGTGCTTCTTTTGAGTCTTATGGAGCTGCTGCAAGAAAACTAAATGAGTCTGGTCAATGGACTGATTGGTATCGTAATGCAGTAAATGAAAAAGGAGAGTCTATTGGGTCTCATGAAGTTAAAAACTTAAAGTTAAGCGTAATTGACAATTCAAAATGAAGATTATAGATTTTATAAGTAATAGATATTGGTTAAAAAAAGATAGTGAATCAAGACCACAACCAATATCAAAATTTATTCCAAATTGGTATAGACAGGCAGATAGATTTGCCAAAATGCCAGATGGAAAATATTGGATTGGTCCAGACACTGGAAAAGTTCCTACTTGGAAAGCTTGTCCAGCACTACTAGACATTATGACAACTGGTTATAGTCTTATTACGCCTTGCGATATAGAGTTTTTTTTAAATGATTCTGGGAATATTGCTGTTAAAGTACATGACCCACTTTACCAAGATTTTGTTACTAGAAGAGACCCTATGCCACAGTTTGAACATCCACATGGCTACTATAAACATCATTTTGCCTGGTTTCCAGAGTGGGCCATAAAAGTTCCAGATGGTTATAGCGTATTATATTCTTCACCATTTAATAGATACGATCTTCCATTTATTACTGTTTCTGGAATAATAGATAATGATAAAGTAAATCTTCCTGGATCAATGCCATTTTTTGTTAGAGATGGTTGGACTGGAATAGTTCCATCTGGTACACCATATGCCCAAATGATTCCATTCTTAAGAGAAGATTGGAAATCTGAAACAGTAATTCCAACAATAGATGAAATTCTTATAAATAATACTAAAAATAGCAAAAAGTATCGTGTACCAAATGGCGGTATTTATAAAAATAAAGTTTGGACTAAAAGATCTTATGAATAAGAAGAAATGATATAATAAAGATATGATAGAGCAAATTCAAAATAAAAACATGGTTAAATATGAATCAATAACCCCGCCAGGTTTTTTTGGGCTATCTCCAAATAATATTCAAGCTAGAGAAAATTTTATGACTGAAGAAGAAAGAACATTCTTGCTAAATGCAGCAAAGTCTATTACGGAGTGGGATAAAACAGAAACACATTATAATGATGATGGTATTATTATTTATGATTCCACATACTGGGATAATCGTGTTGCTTCAAGACCTATATTGGATGCTATTGATCCAGAAATATCTAATGTTATTGAAAATCTTGTAGCAAGATTAAAAGTTGAAGTAGACAATCATTTTAATGTAGATGCTATGCCAACAAGCCCTGCTATTGTTAGATGGATGCCAGGATATAGGCAGGAACCACATGCAGATAAACAACTGCAGAATGGCGAACCAAATGATTTTCCATGGTATGATCTAGCTGGTTTATTTTATTTAAATGATGACTACGATGGCGGTGAGCTTTACTTTTTGCATCACAATGTTGAATTTAAACCAAAGCCAGGAGCAGCTTATTTTTTCCCAGGGGATATAGGTTATAGTCACGGAGTAAGAGAAATAACTAGTGGAATTAGATATGTAATTCCATTTTTTTGGACAATACAAGAGCATAAAGGAGATAAGCAACCATGACAGTTGATTTTATAGAAATATATCCAAAAATACTTGTATATCCAAACTCCATAGATAATCCACGTTTTTGGATAGATGATTTTTTAAAGAAAGAAGAAAGCAAGTTAGTTGAGTGGGGTCTATATGGAAGAATATATAATACTTCGCAGTTTTTTAAAATATATGACGAATTTCCTAATTATGAAGACTTTATAAAAAGTTATACTCATAATAGTGATTATCCTGAGTTTGCAGAAGAATATGGAAAATCATTATATAAAAATACAGAGCATTGGTTAAGTATTTATCCAATGGAGTTAGATAATTGGGCTGGACATCCACCTTCAATTGGTGAATATGTGGTTGATAAAGATAGAGGACATAGCCAAACATTTTCAATGGCATATCACTCTGACGAATCAAGAGGAGAAGAATCTTGGCCTGGCCATAAATTTGAGATAACTTCTACATTATACTTAAATGATGATTATGATCAGGGAGAAATTTGTTTCTTAATCACTGAAGAAGATGGATCAGATACAAGATTTTCTTATAAGCCAAAAGCAGGAGAAATGATGATTTTTCCAGCAAGAGCCCCATATTTTCATGCAGTAAAAAGAGCTTTTAATATGAATAGATATATAGCAAGAGCTTTTTGGAAGTGTGAATATTTAGGCGATCAGTCTTGGCATGATGGCGTTGAAGAATATGGAATAGAAAAATGGAATGAGCTTAAGCAAATAGAAATAGCAGAATATAGAAGAAAGCATGTTCCAAATCCAGAAAACTATGCTAACAGTTATAATAGAGATAATGAAAAACTTGGTTTAAATTCAGATGGAACAACTAAGGGCTAGGAGTCAAAGTATATGAATCTAAATAATAAAAAAAGATTAACAAAAGATATTGTTATTTATGAAAACTTTATTGATAATGACACTTGCCAAAAAATGATAAAAACATTAGATGCACAAGCAGATAATGGTAAGATATCTTGGATGCCCATATCATTCTATGAATCATACTCTTCTGTTCTTCCAAAAGATAACGATCAAGAAACTCTAGATGCTGGATTAGAGCCAACAATATTTTCAGATATTGAAAAAATAATGTATGAAGCAATTGCCTCAGTACACGACTTAGATCCAAAAATAATATCTAAAATTGGCTACCATACTCAAAAATGGGAGCCTGGAGCATATGCAAGAATCCATTCTGATAATACTGATGAACATGGAAATTCAGGAGCATTTACAAGAAGTCGCTACGCTGGATTCTTATATTTAAATGATGACTTTGAAGGTGGATTACTTAGGTTTCCAGATCAAAATATAGAAATTAAACCACAGGTTGGAATGCTTGCTGTTTTTGACGGGGGATTTAACAATATGCATGAAGTAACGTTAATTACCAAGGGTGTAAGATACACTATTGGTTCTTTTTGGGATGATAGAGAAGAAGACGCATATCCACAAGAATTAAGGGATGCTTGGGCTGAAGAGATGAAAGAGACTAGAGCAAAGCAAGCAATTGAAAAAGCAGGGTGGCAGGAACTTCTTAAAGAAGGGTATAAAATAGATGCTAGTGGAAATAAGTATAAGGTTGAGGTAAACTAAATGGAAGTATTTTTAAAAAAAGAGTTTGATAACGCTGGATATACAACTGAAGTTTTTCATGAGCAAATTTTATTTGTAAAAGATTTTTTAAAAGAAAATGAACTAGATACGTTGTTAGATATAATTAAAACAACTCCAAACGAAGACTGGTCAATAGAGTATACTAAAAATCTTGCTAAATTCTGTATGGAAAAATTTGGAAGAGATGACGTAGAGAATCTAGTTGCTGAAGGTAAATTTGAAGTAACTCATGGGTGGCAAGATAAAAATTTAAGCATTACAGATTATCAAATAAGCAGAACACTTCAGGCTAGACTTCATAAATTAGTTACCCTATCAGATCCTTCACTGGAACTTACTGGATTTGGAACACTTCAAAGAATGCAGCCAGGAGTTCAACTAAAATCACACACTGACCAGCATACAGATCCAGCAATTAAATATGCTACTATATTATATATTAATGATGACTATAAAGATGGAACTTTATTTTTTGAAAATAAAGAAAATTCAGATTTAAAGCCAGCTCCAGGAACTTTACTTGTTTTTCCAGGAAACGAAGAATATGAACATGGAGTTAGACATGTTGGAGAAGGACCTATAAGATATGTTACTGTAGGTTTTATAAGAGTAAAAGGTTTTTATGAAAATAATAAATATTAAAGGATTAAGATGAAAAAACAAATACTACATGAAAAAGTTTATTACTATGAAGATGGTGTTAAAAACTTTGATCAGCTTATGAAAGCTATTAATAGAGTTAATGAATTAAATAATAATAAGCCTTGGGAGAACTGGACAGCATCTAACGACAAGAACTTTATTTATGGAGAAACTAAATCATTTGACAAACAGCAAATTGAACAGTTAGAAGAGCCTCATCGCTCTGAAATGTTGTTTATATTTGATACCATTATGGAATCTTTTTATGATGTATCTAAAGATTTTGCTACTTTTATTGGAGATAATGAAGAACCAAGACTGTTTCCAGTATTCAACATAAAGAAGTATAAATCTGGAATTGGCATGGGTGCACATTTTGACCAACTAGATGGAGATCAAACTTTAAGATACTCTTTAGTTATGTATCTAAATGATGACTTTGAGGGCGGAGAAATATCTTTTAAGCTTTCTGAATATAAAAATCTTGGTGAGTTTCCATCTCCAAATCTTGACTATGATATTGCTGTAGCAAATAATGAAATTGATTTTGGTTTAAAGCCTAAAGCAGGAAGTATTATTATATTTCCGTCATCAGCCCCATATCATCATACTGCTCACATTGTAAAAACGGGATTTAAGTATATGGTTCCAAGTCACTGGATTCACAATAATATGCCACTACAACAAGGCATGTAATTTTAATGAAAACAGCAATAGTTACTGGGGCTAGCAAAGGTGTTGGGCTAGCAACAGTCAAGCATCTATCTCAAAATGGGTATAAGGTAATTGCTGTTTCAAGAGATCTATCCAAAGTCTCTGAACTCATATCTGATAATGTTGAGGCATATAACTTAGATATAACAGACTCTAAGGCAATAGAAATATTTTTTGACAAATATAAAGATATTACATTAGATCTTCTAGTCAATAATGCTGGTGGTGGATCAAGTCCAACTCATATTATCAATGAAACACCAGAAAATTTTAGGATAGCCTATGATATAAATGTCACTGGACCTATGCATCTTTCTAATCTTTTTGTACCTTGTATGCAAAAATCAGAATCTCCAACAATAATATTTATTACATCATTTGGAGGAAAAATTCCTTATCTTGGGGGAGGAAATTATACAAATGCAAAAAGAGGGCAAAGAGGTCTAATAGACACCATGAGACTGGAATTCCCAGAATATGGAATCAAGATTACTGAGATATGTCCTGCTACAATAGATACTCAGTTAGAAAAAAAAGATAATGCATTATCCGCTCAAGATCTTGCTGAAGCTATTTATTGGGTAGGGTCATTGCCAAATCACGTTAATATAAATGAAATTGAGATTTGCCATATCAACAGTAGCAAGTATAATTAAGAAAGAATAGGCTAATCAAATGAACTTAATAAAACACGCAGAAGGTGTATATGAAATTGAAGAGTTTTTAGATGAAAAACAGAGAACTATTTTTTTATCTGAGGCCCAAATAGATATTAACTGGACTACTCCAAGTGCAGGAAATACAATTAAGGATATGAATGATAATCTGACTTTAGAGATAAAAAATATTTATAAAAACATTGAAACATTTTTTATTAATATAGAATCAATAATGCATTCTAATCATTTAAGAAGGCTAAAAAATTCAGAGTTTATGTGGCCACATACAGATTTTACACCTCCAAATAGTCCAACAGAAATAGTTTTTGGTATTGCTATTTATTTAAACGATGACTTTTCTGGAGGAGAGTTGATATATCCAGATCTTGGTCTAAGTATTACCCCAAAGGCAGGAAGTATAGTTATTCATAAAGCTAAAATTAAACATCAAATATTTCCAGTTTTAAATGGAGAAAGGTACTCAATAAGTACATTTGTTTTTGGTGATGAGTCTACAACTTTTAATTATGCAAAGCACTAACTATAAAGTAAAGATTTATAGACTATAATTAAGCGTAATTTTGTTTTTAAATCTATGATATACTTAACACTACTTCAGAAATCATGAAGTACTCACTTAATTTTACTTTGAAAGGTATATAAATGTCAGAAAGCGTATTTTCATTTCGTCTATCAGAGGACTTTATAAATAAGTACTCTACTATTCCAGCACCATTTGGATTTTCAGATGCTGGCTCTAACTCGTTAGGAGAGATTACGTTTATTCGTACTTATTCTCGTGTTAAAGAAGATGGAACAAAAGAGCGTTGGCATGAAGTATGCCGTCGTGTAATTGAGGGTATGTATTCGGTACAGAAGAATCATGCTAAAGATAACCGTCTTCCATGGAATGACAATAAGGCCCAGAAGTCAGCTCAAGAGGCATTCCAAAGAATGTTTGAATTGAAGTGGACACCACCAGGTCGTGGCCTATGGGCATTTGGCACACCTATGACTATGGAGAAGCGCAACTCAGCTTCCCTTCAAAACTGTGCAATGGTTTCTACTCGTGACATTGATCGTAATGATCCAGGTGCCCTATTTGCCTGGGTAATGGATGCGCTAATGCTAGGCATTGGAGTTGGATTTGATACCCTTGGACAAGATAAGCAGATGTGTATTTATGCCCCTACTGAGCCAGTATCAATATATGAAATTCCAGATACTCGTGAAGGATGGGTTGAATCAGTTCGTCTTTTGATTAACTCATTCTTACGCCAAAATCAATCAATTCAACAATTCAGCTATGACCTTATCCGTCCCCTAGGAGCCCCTATTAAGGGCTTTGGGGGCGTTGCAAGCGGTCCAGCACCACTTATTGATCTCCATACACGCATTCGTAATGTAATTGGTTCTAGAGCAGGTGAAGCCCTTGATAGCCGTGCTATTGTAGATATAGTAAATCTTATTGGTACCTGCGTTGTTTCTGGAAATGTTCGTCGTTCTGCTACCCTTGCTCTTGGTACACCAGAAGATAATGGTTTTATTAATCTTAAGAATCCAGAAGTATTCCCTGAAAGAAATTCATATGATCCAGCAAAACCAGGCTGGGCATGGATGTCTAACAATTCTATTGCAGCAACAGTTGGAACAAAGTATGAAGACTATGTAGATTTAATTGCAGACAACGGAGAGCCAGGATTTATCTGGCTTGATGTTGCTCGTAATTATGGCCGTCTTGCCGATGCACCTGATTATAAAGATGCTCGCATTATGGGTTTTAATCCTTGTGCGGAGCAACCATTGGAATCATACGAACTTTGTACACTTGTAGAAGTGCATCTTAATCGTCATGAATCCAAGGAGGACTTCCTCAAGACATTGAAGTTTGCTTACCTTTATGGAAAAACTGTAACACTTATGCCAACTCATTGGCAACAAACAAACGGTATCATGCAGAGAAACCGTCGTATTGGTACATCTCTTACAGGTATTGCTGCATTTGCAGATGAACATGGTCTTCCAACAACTCGTGAGTGGATGGATGAGGGATACAACAAGATTCGTCATTATGATCATAAGTATTCAGAATGGCTATGTGTTCGTGAATCAGTTCGTGTAACAACTGTTAAGCCATCAGGATCAGTATCACTTCTTTCTGGTGCTACACCTGGAGTTCACTGGGGACCAGGTGGAGAGTTCTATCTTCGTGCAATTCGCTTTGGTGATCAAGATCCAATGCTTCATCTTTTCAAAGCTGCAGGGTATAAAATTGAACCAGATCTAGTATCAGCAAATACACAGGTAGTTTACTTCCCAGTGGCATCAGGACATAGACGTGCTGAAAAGCAGGTAAGCCTATTTGAGAAAATTGGTTTGGCAGCAACTGCTCAGAAGTACTGGTCAGACAATGGTGTTTCTGTAACTCTTTCATTTGATAAGGAAACTGAAAAGCAGTTTGTCGCTCCAGCGCTTAATATGTACGAGGGACAGCTTAAGGCAGTTTCATTTCTTCCAATGGGTAATAAAACATATCCACAACAACCTTATACAGAAATAACAAAAGAAGAGTATAACGCTTACGTTGGAACAATAGGAAAGATTGACTGGTCTGCTATTTATGATGGCAAGGATAATCTTGATGCTGAGTCTGAGAAGTATTGCTCTACAGACGCTTGCGAGATTAAGTTATATTAATGGTTAGACATGGTTCATTTTAACATGATTATGGTATACTTATGGTTATGAGTACAACAAATAATCCACTAATTAATCAAAAGACTGGCTTGCCTATTGTGGGTAATGTTAGAAAAAAGGTAATTGAAAAGAACTATGACTGGGGCCTATATGTTTATAAAAAGTCTTCTGGAAAGTGGTTTACAGACGGAGAAGGTAATGTTTTAAATATTGAGTCTATGCGTGGTGATATTGCTAAGATTACAGAGCTAAAGAATGCAGCAAGATATTATGGAGATCCTGGAGATGGTGACGCAGTTTTTGTTCCAGGACTAACTAGAATTAGTGAAGAAGAGCATTCGGAACAACTTGATCGTATGGTAAATGGATTGATTCCATCAAGAAATGATTTAGGTGCATGGCATGCAGCACAACAGACTCTTAAGACTCACGGGAAAGAAGCATTTGATGAATAACGATCTAGACTATACGTATATTTCTGCAAGTTTAAATACACAAGAAGAAAAAGATAATCCATTTAAAGAGCAAGATCCGTTTAATAAGTCTTGGGATATTTTAAA